TCAAATACTACTTCATAAATTCCAATAGCTTCTTTTTCTTCAACAGACCATTTCATAAATATATCTGCTGGGTATTGGTTGTCTCCTAGAGTAAAGCCTTTAGGATAACTAAAGTATTTTGTTATTGTTCCGTCTGTTACTAATGCCCACATAATTTTTCTCCTAACTCAGTGTTAATGCTAAATTTCTACCTACTTCTAACCATTTAGTTCCATTGTATCTAAATACAAATAAATCTCCAAGATCACCCGTAGCAGTTAAAGTTGGTGCAGTATCTGATGCAAATTCATAAACTGCATTCCATGTTAAAGTGTTTGTACCGCCTGCGTCTTGAATAACAAGCAAAGATATGAATTGACCTGCAGCGCCATTACTAGGTGCTCCCATAGTTCTATTATCTGTCAAAGTTACTTTTGCAACAGGAGCTGCTTGTGCATCCCATGTTATAGTTGCGGCGTCTGTTAATGTTGCTTCAGGATTATATGCTGCATCATTAAATTTAATAAAACCAGTTCCTTTAGTTGTTAAATCTATTCCAATATTTGTATCATCTCCTGTTGCAGATAAAATTGGATTATTTCCTGTAGCGTTATTTGTAATTGTAAATTCATTTACAGCTGAAGCAGTTTCTGTAAATTTTAATAATTCTAAAGTACCATCTCCAATCGCATTTCCATTAACATCTAATTGACCGCCCAATTGAGGTGTAGTATCATCTACAACCGCAGTAATACCTGCAGTTAAACCTGAATCTACAACATCCGTGCCATCAGAATAAACTATTTTAGTTCCTTTATTTGTAGTATCAAAAGTAGCGCCACTTCCTGATGAAGTTTTTACTACTACATCATGCGCACCACTTGTAGAATTTTTTACAATATAAGTTTTTTCAATTCCATCTGGAACAACAACATTTACTGAAGTTGTAATAGTTCCTGTTAAATCTAAAACTGCATTTTTACCATCTGATAATGTACCATTGGTAAATGTTAAAGTTGCACCTGTTGTAGCATTTAATGAAATTGCTTCGTAACCACCGATTGCTTGTTGTAAAATATTTAAATTGGTGTTTGTAATATCACCCCATTCGCCAGCTTTTTCGCCGGTTACCATTAACTCTAGTTTGAGGTCAGTAGAATAACTTGATGCCATTTTTTAATTCCTTAATTTATTGTATTTTTATAAAATTTATGCGGCAGTGTCAACCTCATTCCAAGAGACACTTGTTCCGGTAGAAACTTGAGTATACGCTACTGAAGTGCCTGTGTCAACTTCTGTCCACACTTGAACGTTATAATTTCCAATAGCTATATTTAACTGATTTCCTGTTAATTCAACACTTCCAGAGATTGTAAAGGTAGCTGTTCCAACACCTACATCTAATCCTAATCCTGTTGGAGTAACATTTGCATCTGCAGTAATTGTTTCATTACCTAGACCAACATTGACTTGAACACTTGGTAAAATAACATCTGGACTTGGGTCTAAAATTCCTTCATCAACGGTTAAACCTAATCCGGTTACAGGGACATTAGCAACGGCCCCAACAAGAGTATCACCTTCAGCAACATTTAATTGTGAACCTGTTATTGCTGAAATAGTGTTTGCATCTAAAGTAGCATTACCTTCATCAACAGTTAAACCAATTCCAGTGACACTTAAATTAGCATCTGCTAAAATAATTGGTTGACCTAAATTTATATTAAGTTGTTGACCTTCTAAAATAACATCAGGTCTAGGATCTAGAATTCCTTCTTCGACAGTTAATCCATTACCTGTAACAGATGCAAAAGTTTCAGCAGCAGAAACTGCTGTACCTAAATTTGTATTAAGTTGTTGACCTGATACACCAACTTGAATTGATATACCTACACCGCCCCAATCTTGAGCGCCCCAAGTTAATCTTCCCCAACCTGTATTGATTTCAGTTGTGATAGTTTCATCACCAAGTGATGAATTTAATTGTAGACCAGTTACAGAAATATTAACGTCGGAATTTTCATTCCAAGCGTTTTGACCCCATGTGCCTATTCCGTATTCATTGGCCATAATAGGTTATCTCCTATTATGCGTTGCCGATTCTTAGAATAGCTGCTGAAGTTGTGAAAGCTGGAAACTGAATTGTGAAAGTTCCAGAAGTCGCTGTTTTATCAGAACCAAAATCTAATACTGCAACAGCTGCGTTTGTTACTGTAGCTGAAGTATTATAAATTAAAGCTCCTCTTGCAGTTAACGTTACACCTGTGAAAGATAGATCATTAAAGTCTGTAATTGCAACACCACTAGCAACAGAAGTTCCAACATTTACTAAATCTCCACCACCTGCAGTGTATTGACCAGAATCTGGAACTTCTCCAGTTGCAGAGTAAACAGTAGTTGTTGAATTTAAAGTTGCAGTAGAAACATACAGAGCTAATTTGAAAACATCTCCTCCAGAAGATTTAAAGTTGTGCTCACCTTCAATAAGTTCTTTTTTGAAAGAATTTGCAACCGCTTGTGTTATAGCCATATTTTATCTCCTTAATTTATTTTCCGAGTCGAGGAACACCTGATTGATATTCATCTCTTCGTCTTCTTCCCATTTGTTCTACTGAGAATCCTTCAAGAGCTTGCTTATATTTTCCTTCGTAGAATTGGATCATATCAGCTGGACCTTTTAAAAATCCATAAGCCTCGACGAGACATGCATACAAAAGACCATTAGGGAATTCAGAACTTAAGTATGTAGTTGTATTTGTACTCGATAATCCAGTAGGTTTCAAGATATAATTTATCTGCATATTATAATTTTGATCGGGTGTTGGAGCTATCACAATTGTGTTTTCATCCCAGTAACTGTAGTATTTTGGTAATCCTTGCGTTCCTTCTGGATTATACTCAGATATAAAATTTACATCCCTATACTCTAAAAAGCTTCTATTTGAGTTATCTGCACCACCTGTAGAGTTAGTGATTTGCGCGGATCTAATAACTAAAGTCTGATCATTAATTAATGGTGTATTTACATATCTTTGACCATTAACAATATCTGCTTGTGCATATTGTCTATTATTATCAGAATCAACATCTCTTAAAATTCTAAATTCAGCATCTGATAAAAAACCATTTACAATCGTAGCTGTAAATACATTTTCATCTACCTCTGTGTAATCTCTAATTTTTTGTACTAGTTCTGCGTATGTCATTATGGTGTTAATGTTACTGGACCAGCGGTCACAGTCATTCCTCCTGAGTCTCCTGTTAGCGTTGCATTACTTCCGCAGTTAAAACTATAACTATTTGTATTAATAACTGTTATACTAAATCCTGAAGCATTTTCAAACAAAGAAAAATTTAATCCCCCTGGACTTCCATCTACATTTCTAAATACAACAATATCACCTGTAGATCTTTGATGATTAGGTTCTGTAACTGTTACAATACTTGACCCTGAAGTAAAATTAAATGGATTACTAGGTAATAAACTTTCTGTTTCAGGTTCAACTCTAGCAGGTCTTGCAAATTGTAAACCTTGTGGATCAGCAACTGTTGGTTTAGGTTCCAATTGTGGTTGCTTAGGTTCAAATTCTGAAACATGTACCCTTGAACCATTCCATTCAACAACCATTTCTTTATATGGAAAAGCCATACCTGATCGGTCTGAAATAAATTGTGCGTATTTTCCGTTTGATCTAGACATTTGGATAATAAGTTTTTGGAGTTATAAATGTACTAGATGAAGAACCATCTTCTTCAAGAGCTCTTTGTAATTCATCTTCATATAATAACTTCATTTGTTGAGTTAATTCTGGTTTAAATTTTTGTGATAAATAATATGAAAGTCCTGATACCATACAAGGTACAAATCTGTAAGGTACATCTGCATTATTTGTATAGTTCCCGGCATCCTGAATCCGGCTAACATAATAGTAATTTAAAAAGTTTCCGGCTTCAGTGGATCCTGGAGTTAGATATAAAGTCATTGTAACTTTATCAATAAATCTTTGTACAAAATATTGTGTTGGAGTTCCTTCTTGTGTTTTAGAAGATAAACCTTGATAAGTTGATCTATTAATTTTTGTTAAAGAAAAATCAACTCCAGAAGAATTTCTATAAACGGCTTCTAAAATATCATCTACACCATACACTGCTGTTGCATCTGATGTACCATCTGCAGCTGATCTATACATTGTATATTCTGCTTGACCATCAACTAATGTAATTGAATTATTTTTTACTTCCCAGAAATGTAAACCTCTATTGCCCCATTCTTGAAACATTATGTTTAAAGAACGTCTAGCTGTTTTTATATCATTACCTGAATAATCAAATCTACCTATACGTTCATAGGCTTCAGTGATTATATCATCGATATAAAAACCTGATTCAAAGGTTGTAGTTCCAGAAGTTGCCATTGAAACTCCTACTTATCTATTAATACAGTTGCTTTAGCACTTGTAATTGTACTGCAAGTCATTCCACTTTTAAATAAAATTCCATCTTCAGGCATGTTAAATGAAAAAACATCTCCTGGAGGAACATCTGCTGTGAATTGAGTTCCGTCAATATCTTGTAAAGTTATAGATCCAACAACTGTTGTACTATTAGCCGATAGAATAATTCCTCTTAGTCTAGTTCTTCCAGCGAATACTTGAGCTGCTGTTGTAATCTGTACTGCTTTTACGTCACCTTTAGCTGCCATAATTTTTCTCCTTAGTATTTTATGTGTGGGCCGAAGCCCACACTAATTAATTAACTTGATGTAACGTCTGTGCCGGTAATAACTTGTTTCCAAGTTGCTCCATCAGAAAATGCATAAGTAGCAGCTCCTGTGTAACCATTAGCAACATAGACCATTACGCCTGCATTACTTACAGCACTTAAAGTTGATCCAGCGTTTTGTCCGGTAGCAATAGTAAGTGTTGATGTGTCTGAAACAGTCCAAGCAACGTTACCACCTTGTGCAGTATCACTTGCTGTAGAGTTTGAATTTGCTCCACCAATGAAACCGTTAAGTGCAACGACTGGTCCTGTAAATGTAGTTTGTGCCATAGTGTATCCTCCTAGTTAATTCCACATAGTCTCTAGGCCGTCGACTATACGCGTCCATGTAGAATATAATTTATGTATAGTAGTTAATTTATATACTAGATTTTAATAGAGTGCAAGAGATCCCTAGGAATGATTAACGTTTCAGCGATGTAAAGTCCTAATTAACCAGCGTAAAGATGGATTTCACCATCTCTAGAATTACTGTGGACTTCCTCTTCTTGTCGTCTGATGATTGATCTAATAACTACTTTGATCTCATCACCAAGAACAGACATTTCAGGTGTTATTTGTCCTCTGTTTTCAAGAAACAACTCGTTCCATTTAGATTCGAGTTTCAGTTTCTTTGCGAACAGTACCATGTTGTCCTGAGCCATTTGTAACCTCCTCATAGGTTATATAAAAATCACTTCCAGCACCTTGGTACTGTAGATCATTTTTTTCCCATTTTATATCAGATTTTCCTAAAAAGTCAATAATGGGTTTATTTAGCTCGTCCGCATTATTTATCTCTTTTTCACTTTCAATTTCAAAACTAGTTTGAAGGTATTTTGTAAATATTTTTATTAAGTATTTATATTGAGTCATTTTTTCTTTCTATATTTTAAATGAGGCGGGATTGTGTCCCGCCTCAAACTTATTAAGTATTATGCACCTTCAACGCCGAAGATACCTCTATAGTCAGAAACTCCAAAAGAGTATCTTTCTCTAGCTTTGTATCTTACGTTGCCAGTATCAAAGTCACCTTCCATTGCAGTCTTGATAGACGCTCTGTCAAAGTACTTCATACCATTTGGCACGTCAGTGATAATGTAGAACGCATCTGGGTCAGTTAAGAAATTGTTCACTCTGTAACCTTGAGGAACCATTCCCATAGACGCAATTGCGTTAATATCATTATCAGCAGTTCCAACTCTACCTTGAGATTTCATCAATCTCTCAGCAGTAAATTGAAGCTCAGAAGGAACGATCATTTTCACTCCTCTAGCAGCAATTTTAAGACCTCTTTCGTCAGTCATTGCAGCAATGTCAATTAAAGACTGCTCCAATGAAGTTTCGTTAAGGTCGGCTTGAGTTGCTAAAGTGTTAGCAACTGTACCTGCGATTGTTGGGTGAGATGTGTTAAATAATGAAACACCATCACCTGAATCAAAAGCATCGTTAGTTGGTAGACCATTAATTAATGGAGCTACTGCTTTAACTTGTTTTGTGTTCGCCATAGATCTAGCAAGTGCTTTTGTATATCTACTAGCAAGTCTGTCATACAAGTTATCTTCAATCGCTTCTTCAGTGATTGAAAACGCTAAAGCTACAGTCTCGTGAGTGTATCTAGCAGTGTATGTCTCTTGAGCATT